AGTTAACTGTTGTACCAGTATCTTTGATTGTTCCACCAGCAAGTGCAATGTTTTGTGAAGCAATTGACAATACGTCATCTTCAGCAACACCACCATTACCAGCAGCATATGTCTTACGGAATACTAGTTTGTTAGTACCTGTACCAGATTGGTATGCAGCAGTAAATGTTGCATCTGAACCAGAACCAGCTTGCGAGTTAGTTACTGTGATAGTTGGTGTACCAGTTACAGTTACTTTCTCATTGAAAGTCAATCTGATATTGATTTGCCCACCAGCACCTTCACCAAAGGATGTTGTTACGAATGCAGCAGCGTTGATATCAGCGCCGGCGACTGAAGTTGAAAGTCCACCGATTGAACAAATTACTTCTTCAAGTCCTTTGCCATTCAATTGAACCCAACCCTTATCGGTTGCATATACGTCTTCTTTTTGAGCTGCAGTAAGCCACTTTGGTTTAGCTTCATCTGCATCTGTGTTTCCCCATAGGGCCATAGTCTTTCTCCTTAATTAAAGATTTTACTCTTCTATTTATCTAAATCCATTTCTCTTCAGCTGAGAAATAGTGTTGTTGGGGGATGTATGATGAATCCCAATACCACCAGCAGCTTCCCATTCCTTGATATTTTTGAGATAATCATCAATCAAGATATTAGGTTTGCCGTTTGATGTGGCATATTTCTTTTTATCTGCACGTTGTACAAGATGAATTCTTCCAGTAGGTTTAGCATTCTTCGCTAACCACGCCTTCTTGCCTGGCCTACTGTTTCCATCATTGTTCGAATATGCAGATAGAATGTTTGCTTTATATCTATTAATAAATTTCCACATCTTGTCTGCGCCAGGCATCCAAGGAAGAGTGTGCCAGAAATCCTTCTTTGCACGAATCTCTTCCCAACGTGTTTCTTTATCAACAGTGTCAAACTTTTTACCAGTGAGTTTTTTATACCCACCGAGCAAATCTACAATAACCATATCCATGTCACAGTAAATTTGTGGCAACTCTTCTTCTGAAATCTTTGTGAGTTCCACAAGACTTTTCATGGATTAGTCCTTTTCTTTTGGTGCGACTTCAACTTTAGACATAGGTTTGCCTGTCATTGTGGTATCACCACCTTTGATAGTCTTTTTCTTTTCGTCTTCATCATCATCTTCTTCAGTCTTACCATCTGCTTTCTTTGCGGCCGCTTCCCACATTGCACGAACAGAATCAGCAACTGTATCTTCTTTCATAGACTTAGAAACTGCCTTGCGTCTTTTGTGCAAGAACTTATCAGAGTCATCAACATCACCATCGTTGTCGATATCTTTGTCTTTACGGTCAGCAAACTTCTTCTTTACTGCTTTAGGTTGAACTGCGTCCAAACCTTCACCGTCATCAGACTTATCATTTTTATTGGTTTCTGTTTTCAGAACTTCTTCAACGTCATACTGTTTACCGCCGATAGTAAAGGTCTTGTCACCTTTTTCTTTTGCCATCTTTGCAGCATGGATGTAGTTATTCTCATCCTTTTCGTCTTTGGGTTTCTCACCCTTTTCTTTTTTAGAGATAGCGATTGCAGCTTGTTGAGCAGGGGAAACTGCCTCAAGCACAGCCTGTTCTAGACTACCTTCTTTTGTTTTAAGATACTTGGGCATATTATTTCTCCTGTGCATTCATCTTGTTAATAGTTTCTTGCGCCTTTGCGATTTGCAACTGCAACTGTGCGATACGAGTTTTCTTCTTATCATCACGCCCCTGTTCTACCTCTTTAGCAGAATCTGGTTTCTTGGGTTCTTCTTCTTCTTTTACTTCAGGCTTATCGTGTGTATAACCCATCTTCTTCATTTTAAGATGGTCATCCATAGTATTCGCCTTATAACCTTTACCAGTTTTAGGGTCGTACATCATGTGTGGTTCAAAGTTTTCTGGTAGTGGTTGTGATGGCCACTGAATTGGTTCAATACCTTCTTTGATATCTACAGGCGAAACTGCCATATCTCCGAAAGCCATTGTAACCTTTCCATCTCTTTTATACAAATATCTTTTAGCACTTGTAGGACTATCTTTTCTTGCCATAGTAATCTTTTCTACTGTACCTTTACGAACCATATTCTTAGACTTGACAATATACTCAATAAAATCTTTACCCTTCTCTAGTGTAGAGTCGTGTTTGATTTTAACAGTAGAACCTTTCTTCAGTTTATCAAAAACTCGAAGCAACTTAGGGTCGTTCATCTTCATGCCTTCAACCAAAGCGTCTGTGATTTCTACTTCTTCTTTGTACATATTAAGTTCATATCTCTTATTGTCAAGATTTGCAACTTGAATTTGTACACCTTTAGACTTTCCTTTTTTGTCCATACCCATCAAACGATATTTGTTTGTTTTTCCTGATGATGGTTTACGAGGCCCCATTGCAACTTTGTCATCTATTTCATCTGAGTCGATTTCAATTCCAAGTTTCTTTTTTGCATAGTCATATGCATGTTGCATTGCAGCAGAGAATGTCTTGTGATATAAGTCATACTTCTCATCAAGAATTTCAACCTCTTCACCCATTCTAAGTTGTTTTGAGACCATCTTAGTAGTGTTCAACATATCACGATACGACTTAGAAATCATAGAGACAAACTTTTCTTTGTCTCGTGGTTTACGAATCATGTCGTATGCTTTTAGTAGAGTATCAACAATCTTAGAATCAACTTTTTGTTTCTTACCATCTTGGAATTCTAAAGAAAAGTTACCTCGTGTATCCATTGCCTTACGCAACTGTGTAACCATGTTTTTACCAGCAGATGCTTGGTCTGCGGCGTTTGCTTTTGGTTCATCAATATCAGCAGGATCAACACCACGTTTACCCATCGCCCTCATTGCATCACGTTTTGCCTTAGAAGATTCGTCAATTGATTCTTGACAATGTTCTTCATTGCAAGATACACATGGTGATTCTCCACAATCACATCCACACTCAGTTTCTTCATTCTGTCTTTTAAGAACTGCGGCGACTTGTTTGTGATTAGACAAACCCTTCTTAATTTTTTCGATAGCTTTCACAGCACCACTATAGTCGCCACCAGCGTATCTTTTGTCAGATGCAATACCTATTGCCATCTTGATTTCTTTAGGTGAATACCCTTCACGAACTTCGGAAAGAGCTTCCATCATTGTTTTTCCGTATCTTGTCATTTTACTTTTCCCAAATTTGTATTTGTAAAGAGTCATCACCCTTAATAATTCGATGATACTCCATTGCGTTAATATTGTAGAGTTCGCCCTTAACCAACTCCACTGGAAGTTCATTGTCCATTTGAAGTTGCCAACCGACACCCTCTAGGATTTTAATCTCCCTATCATTCTTATCACGATGCCAGACTAGTTCCTCTTCATCTACATTTTCAGAAAAGGTTCTAAGTTTGTATCCTTTCTCTAGTATGTCCTCATAAGGATCTACCAAAAGAAATTACCCCCACCACTCAATCCAAGTTGTTTTGCATATCTTGGCAAATTACATGCCCAATATCCTGCCTTGGTTTTGTCTTTCTTGTTTGCACAATCATGTCTTGCAGCAAACGATTTTCTTGCCTCTTTGTCATTCAACTTAACCTTCAGTCCAGTTGTATCTCCCCAAGAGACTTTCTTAATATTTCCTGTTGATGGGTCTTTAACATACACATAGTATTTCTTAGGCCCACCCGCTTTAGGTTTATTTAGTTCAACATCCTTACCTTGATACTCAGATTCCATCATTGGACAATCTAGTGGTACGTTCTCTCCCTCATAGACTGCATACTTACCAATGTCACCTTCCATCAAATCTCTGTTGAACCCTGTAGGATTAAACTCACCAGCCCTATACTCTTCTCTTTTCTCTTGAAAATATTCATAGTACTTCTCAGAACCCACACGATATATGTTTGATTCTATTAGACTAGCAGTCTTACATTCTTGACAACAATCTTCTGTGCCACAATGTGCATGTTCTTTGAATGAAATGATAGGTTGTGAAGGAGTCATTTGATTACTTTCTTTAACTTCAGTTTCTTCTTTCTGTCCCTTTGCTTGTTTCCACAAGTCTGCATCACCAGTAGTTCTAGTTTTACCGCCAGTAATAAAAGAGTTTACCCTTGCAAAAGCCCATTGTTGTGGAGTTGTGCCAGGGCGGTGTCCTGTCTTCCATGCCGCCATACCTCTGTCGTAAACTTTCTTCAGAATACCATAAGAGATACCAGACTTCTCAGACTTTTTAACAAGTCCTTCAATCTTTTCATCCAATTGAAATTCTT